CGGTCGCCGGCGGGCTCGACGGCATCTTCAACGCCGCCGTGAAGGTCAAGAACGCCGCCAACGGCGTCACCGACCTCGTCAACGGCATAGGCGGCATCTCCGGCCGCATCCAGAAGATAGCCGCATCCACCAAGATCGCGCAGAACGCGCAACTCGCATGGAACGCCGTGACGAGCGCCGGCACCGCCATCCAACGGGCCTTCAACGCCGTCCTCAAGGCGAATCCCGTCGGATTCTGGGTCACGATCTTCGCCACGGTGGTCGCCGCGCTCGTCTGGTTCTTCACCCAGACCGAGGTCGGCCGCAAGGCGTGGGCCGCGTTCACCTCATGGCTGTCCGAGACATGGGCCGCGCTCGTGGAGGGCGCTAAGGCGATATGGAACGGGCTCGGCGAATTCCTCGCCGACCTATGGGCGACGATCACAGGCGGCGTGCAATCCGCATGGGACGGCATCGCCGGCTTCTTCACGGGCCTATGGCAGACGATCAGCGGCGGCGTCACCGGCGCATGGACGTCGATCACCACGTTCCTGTCCGGCGTGTGGACCGGCATCAGCACGACCGCCACGACGATTTTCACCGGGATACGAGACTTCATCGTCAACGTGTTCACCGTCATCGGCGCGCTCATCGTCGCCCCGTTGCAGGCGATCCAGAACGGCATCGACACCGTGTTCGGCTGGATACTGTCGTTCATCACCCAGCAGATGAACAGCACGAACACCGTATGGAGCACCGTATGGACGGCGATCTACAACGTCGTCAACACGATCTTCACGCTGATAAGCGGCTACATCTCGACCGTGGTGAACGCGATCCGCACCGTCATCGTCGTGTTCCTCGACCTGCTCAAGGGAGACTGGCAGGGCGCATGGGACGCGATCAAATCGTTCTTCACGACCACATGGGACGGCATCAAAGCGTTCCTGTCGAACATCCTCGACGGAATCAAGGCTGTCTGGAACACCGTATGGACCGCTATCAGCACGTTCTTCACGAACATCTGGAACAACATCGTCGCGTTCTTCACGCCGATCATCAACGGCATCAGGAACACGATCGGCAACGTCCTCAACGCGATCAATAGCGTGTGGACGAGCGTCTGGAACGCGGTCAGGTCCGTCGCATCCGCCATCTGGAACGCGATCAGCGGCGTGGTGTCCACATGCATCCAGAATGTGCGCAACACCATCTCGACCGTCCTGAACGCCATCAGCGGCGTATGGACGAGCGTATGGAACCGCGTCGGCTCGTTCCTGGGAAACATCTGGCACGGGATCACGTCGGCCGTGTCCAACGGCATCCAATCCGTGTCGAACACCGTCGGCCGCATCCGCGACACCGTGCTCGGCGCGGTCAGCGGGGCCGGCGGATGGCTGTACGACACGGGCCGTCAGGTCATCCAAGGCCTCATCAACGGCATCGGCGGCGCGTTCCAGTGGGTCAGGAACACGATCAGCAACCTCGGCAGCAGCCTCGTCGGCTGGGCCAAGAGCGTGCTCGGCATCCACTCGCCATCGAGAATCTTCCGCGACGAGGTCGGCAAATGGATACCCGCCGGCATGGCCCAAGGCATCGACAAGGCCAGCGGCCTCGTCGCCGACAGCATCGACGGACTGACCGACATGGTCCCGACCGTCAGCCTGAAGACCGACACCAGCCGACTCGAAACCCCGCTCGCATACCACGGCACCGTCAACGGCGGCCGGATCGCGTACACGATGGACGAACAGGCCGGCGGATACGCCACCAAACAGGACATCATCGACGCGATCGACGCGGCCCTCGCCGCCGGCATCACGCTCAACCTGTCCGATCGCGGCGGCGAGGTCATGGCCGGCAAGCTCGCCAAACCCATGAGCTACGAACTCAACAGCCTCGCCATGAGAGGCCGTTAAAACCAGAGAGGAAAGCATCATGCTCTACCAGCGACGCATGCGCCTGCCGCATGTCGAAGACCCCACGCTCAACGGCGTCCCGCTGGAACGCATGATGCTCTCCCTGACCTCCGACGGCGTGACCATCGGCAACGCCGAACCCACGGTGAGCGTGCAGGACATGCCCGGCCGGGACGGCCGGCTCGACCTGACCCTCACCGACCCGACCGGGGCCGCGTACATGGGCGACCGCGCCATCACGCTCAGCCTGTACGCGATCGGCGGCGAAGACGACATCCTCGCCGCCAAGACACGGCTCGCGGCCCTGGCCGGCACAGTGGTCACGCTCTCATGGCGGGGATTGCCCGGCGAATACCGGGGCCGCATGAGCCTTTCCGCGTGGGAGGACAAATGGGCCGGCCCCCGGCAGGTCGCCACGCTCGTCACCGTGAGCATCGACGCCGCCCCTTATCTCGTCGGCCGCAGCCGATCCATCGCGCTCAAAACGGGCGCGAACGCGATCCACGTCAAAGGCAACCGGCCATGCTGGCCCGCATGGGCGCTCACCCCCGCCGCCAACGCCAAGACCGTCGGCATGCAGGACGCGCACGGCCACAAGCTCACGTTCGCATCCACCACGACGATCACCGGCCGCATCTCCATCGACACTGCGCCGGACTCGCGCGAGCTGCGCGTCAACGGCAACCTCATGACACCCACCCTCGATTCCGACTACTTCCCACTGCCGCCCGGCGTGAACACCGTCACCCTCACCGGCTGCACCGGCACCCTCGCCTACCGGCCGCTCACACTCATCTAGGAGACACGTTTTGCGTTACATGATCTTCGACCGCTGGGGCAACCCGCTCGGCGACCTGCCCTACGCCATCAAAGCCGTCCGCACCAGAGCCACCGACGGCACCGACACCCTTGATATCACCACCATCGGCGAGATCAACAAGGACGAACGCATCGTCTTCAAGGACTCGATGGGCCGCTGGGCGGAATACCTGTGCCAGTCCACCCAGACCGCCCGCGCCGCAGGCATGCCCGTCACCGTCGCCTACTGCACCGGCAGCATCGCCGAACTGTCCCGCACCTATATCGAGGACAAACGCAACCGCAACGCGAACGCCAAAGCCTGCCTCGCCAAGGCACTGGAAGGCACCCGGTGGGCGGTCGGCACCGTCGAGACCGGCACCATCACCGGCACCGCCGACCTCAGCTTCTACCACTGCACCGTACTCGAAGCCGTCCAGAAGACCGCCGACACCTACGGGCTCGAAGTCCAGACCGAATACCAGCCCGACCCGACCGGCAACCAGATCGGCCAACGCATCATCCACCTGCTCGAACACCGGGGCTCCACCAGCACCACGAAACGCTTCGAATACGGCAAGGACCTCACCCAAATCAAACGAGACATCGACAGCGGCGACGTCATCACCCGCCTCTACGGCTGGGGCAAAGGCATCGAACAAACCAACGAGGAAGGCGAAGCCACCGGAGGATACAGCCGCAAAATCAGCTTCGCCGACGTCAACAACGGCAAACCCTACATCCAAGACGACAACGCGCTGGCGAACTGGGGCATCGTGGGAGCCGACGGCACCAAACACCACAGCGAAGCAAGCGCGGACTTCCCCGACTGCGAAGACCCCAAGGAACTCCTAAACCTCACCAAAGCGGCGCTCAAGACCCGCACCACGCCCGTCGTCTCCTACACCGCCGACGTGACGGCGCTCGGCCAAGCCGGATACGACCCGGAAGGCACGGACGTCGGCGACAGCGTGCAGATCATCGACACCAGCTTCACCACACCATTGCGCCTCGAAGGCCGCATCCTCCAGATCGAGGAAGACCTGGCCGGCAGCCTCGCCGACACCAAGATCACCCTCGGCAACATCCGCCAGACATACACGCAGCGCATGGCCGCCCAACAGCAGGCCCTCGACAAGCTCGTGTCCAACTCCGGCGCATGGAACAGCGCCGCCGGCGGCACCGGCCCGTACATGAAAGACCTCATCGACCGGATCAACCAGATCATGAACGCCACCGGCGGATACACGTACCTCAAACCCGGCCAAGGCATCTACGTGTACGACAAACCAGAAGACCAGAACCCCACCCAATGCATCCACATCGGCGGCGGCTACTGGCGCATCGCCGACCACAAAAAACCGAACGGGGACTGGGACTTCCGGGCGCTCGCCAACGGCAAAGGCATCTTCGCCGACACCGTGTTCACCGGCCGACTCTCCGACGCGGCAGGCCTGAACTACTGGGATATGGACACCGGCGAATTCAGTTTGTCCGCCCGCAGCACCATCGGCGGCAAGACCGTCCAGCAGTATGCCGACGGCGCGGTGTCCGACGCGAACTCGTACACCGACGCGGCGAAACAGGCGGCGATCACCGAGGCCAAGCGTCAGGCCGACGCGGCCGATACGGCCAAGCTCGCGGAGGCGAGGAAGTACGCCGAGACCAAGGCCTCGGAAGCCCTGACCGCAGCCAAGGCGCAGTCCAAATCGGACAGCGATGCCGCGAAGGCGGCGGCGCAGGCCTACGTGGACGCACTCGACGAATCTCTGGGCCAGCGCAGCATCTTCGACCGTCTGACCAACAACGGCAAGACGCAGGGCATCTACCTGTCCGGCGGACTGCTGTATCTGAACGCCACGTATATGAAGACCGGCGTATTGGATGCGGCGCTCGTCAAGGCCGGCCGTCTCACCGACAAAAAGGGCCTGAACTACTGGGATATGGACACCGGCGAATTCAGTTTGTCCGCCAATTCGACCATCAACGGCAACAAGGCGTCCAGCCTCGCCACCCAGACCCAAGCCCAGAAACTCGCCACGGACGCGCAGACCGCCGCCAAGACCTACGCCGACAGCGTGGGTGCCAGCACGCTCAACAGCGCGAAAAGCGACGCGACCGCCAAGGCCGACACGGCCCTGTCCGGCGCGAAGACCTACGCCGAGGCGATCATGGCCTACGGCAGCAACCTCGTGCGCAACCCGAACGGCAACCCCGACCACGACCTCGACAAGCTCGGCGCGAGCAAACTCACCAAGACAATGCCCGCCACACACCCCGAGGGCATCACGAGCGCGATCCACCTGGGCGGCGTGCGAGACACGTACTTCGGATGGCTGCTCGACTCGTTCCGGGGCCACACGTTCCGCCTGTCCGGCTGGGCATACCGCAAGGCCGGCAATGTCACCAGCAGCTTAGGCATCTGCTGGACGGACACCGGCAACGGCAACCATTGGCAGACCATCGCCAGAGCCGCCGCCGACGCGAACGGCTGGACATACGTGTCCGGCAGCTACGCCGTGCCGTCCAACGCCAAGACCGCACGCCTGTGGATGCAGGTCGATCGCGACCCCGCCGCCGCATCCGACGCCGACTGGTACTGGACCGGCCTGCAATGCACCGACGAGACCGCCGCCCGCAGCTACGTGGACACCTTCGAAGGGGAACTGACCCAGACCTACATCTTCAACAAGCTCACGAACAACGGCCAGCTGCAGGGCCTGTACATGAGCGGAGGACTGCTGTACGTCAACGCCACCTACCTGCGAAGCGGCATCATCAGCGGCGCGAGAAGCTACTGGAACCTCGACAGCGGCATATTCTCCATGACCGACGCCAACGGCGTCGAAACGGTTCATCTCGACGGCAGCGGAGGCCATAACACGCTCACAGGAACCTTCCAGACTGGCACGTCCGGATCTCGCCTGTGGATGAGCCCGAAATTCAAACAGAAGCCGATCGGAGGATCCGCCGACATCACCGGCGCCGGCATCTCGTTCATCCACGCGACAGATGCGGCGCAGCAGCCATACATCGCTGCCGAGTCCACGAATTCCGAGGTGGGCGAGATCTCGACGCTCACCTTCAACGGCGGTCGTCGCGCGAACACAGATCCAGGCGCCTTCGTACGAGTCGGCAGCACGAAAACCGACAACGCCAAGATGCGAGGTGTCTTCCAGGCACTCGTCATGCGCGACTACAGCCTGTCGTCAAATGACGCGAAAAGCTCCGGCGCACGACTGGTGTCTTCGGCCTCTCCAGACACAAACGCGATGGACACGTATTCGGAACTTGCGGCATGGGATCCAAACGGCGCCGTCGGGGTGAAGGCGGACATCAACACCGGATACCTCTACCTAGGGGGCTTCCTCGGGGGCTATGCGAACCGTCATACTCTCGATGGATCCATGGCATGGAAGGCATGGATGCCGAACGGCGGGGCGATCTCGGTCGGCGCGGCCGCGACCGTGCACTTCACCGCGTCGTCGCCGGCAAAATACGGCAGATACTACGCCGTCGCAAACGCTGACGGAGAATGGGGCGGCATCATCATGCACGTCAAAAACACCGGAGGACAATCCGGATGGGACATCCTAATGTACAACGCCGACCGGAACCCATGTACGGTCGACATGTATTGCGACACCTTCGGATGGCTCGTCAAATAAGGAAAGCCAAACATGAGACAAACCATGACAATGAGCGACGGGAACATCATCGTCAACTGCGACGAACCCGTCAACGGATACCAGCAATTCGTGTTCTCCCCAGGAACCATTGCATCCTGGACGGCACTGCTCGGACTTGGATCCACAGCCGAAGCAGTCGCCGCGATAATGCAAGGCGTCGAGGACACGACGCGATACGATCCGTCAACCGGCAGGGGGGTCTGGACGGAGGCCTATGAAGCGCTCGAAGCGGCGCTGAACGACAGTGCGGCGGACATGTCAATGCTCGCCGATGACGGAACCGTCCAGAACGATCCGCTGACTGTAGCCCGCAACGACACCAGAAAAGGCATGCACCTACCAACCATCCCGCAACAGGCGCAATCGGTATCGACATACGCCCTCGAAGACTCAGACGCCGGAACCGGCATAGACACGTCCTGCGTTGACGCACAGGCGCTTTCCGACCTGCTCTCGGACAAGACGGTTGCCAATGCCATCGACAACGCCGAGGAAAGCTTCTACGCAAGCCTCATGCCGCAACCAATAACCAGATGAAAGGCAGGGAAAATGAACGATGACCAGCAGTACGTCAGCTTCGACCGACTCGTATCGCAGAAGCTTTCCGAACAACTCGCCGACGCGAACCGGCAGATCGCCACACTCGCCGCCATGTGCGACATCAAGGACGCGCAGATAGCCGAACTCCGCAGCCAGCTCGAAAACAAGGACGACGGCAATGGCAACGCTTGACAGCTTCCGCGAAGCCACAGGCGAACCCATCCAACTCGACCTAGCCAACGGCTACATCGCAGACATACGCCTCAACGCCGGCGACATCAACGGCCGCACCATCACCGTCGAACTCACCGACAACGGCACCCCCATCACCGACACCACCGGCATCACCGTCGCGCTCGCCTACAACACCAGTCCCGGCAGCGGGCTGGGCGACCGCGTGAGCATGCCAGCAGTGTTCGGCACCACCACGGCCACGTACCGTGTCGCCGTGCCGCGCAAGGCGTTGCAGCACGCCGGCGCGATCCTCATGGGCATCGAGGTCAGCGTCAACGGCACGAAGACTTGTTCGCGCAACTTCCACGGCATCGTCGAACGAGCCGTGTTCGACGCGACCGCGCCCGACGCGCAGGATCAGATGGGTGTGCTCGACAAGCTCATAGACGACGCGACCACGGCCATCAACAAGGCCGTCAGCGCGGCCGGCGAAGCCAAGGACGCCGCAGACGCGGCACGCACCAGCGTGATCGAATACCGGCAGCTCTCCGACGACTGCAAGGCCAAGATCGCCGCCAGCGCGGCCGCCGGCGTGGTCTTCGCGACCCAATCCGACATAGACGCCCAGTACGACACCGTGATCGCGCCGGCATTGTCCGACGCCGAAACGATCCCGCCGCTCACCCAGTCCGACATCGACTGGGCGCTCGACATCATCAACCGATAAACAGGAAGGAGCCATCATGGCGAACACACAGAAGGTCATGACCCTCGCCGACACCGCCAAGCTCATCGCCAAGGTGCACGCCAACGCCGCCAAGGGCGTGCGATTCGAGTACGACGGCACCAAGGGCGAATACGGCAACATCGCCGCCTACTTCGCCGCCCACAAGGACGGCAAGGTGTACGGCGTGAGATTTCCCAAATACACGTACAGCAACACGCCAACGGGCGTGAAGACCCGAGACAACGCCAACCTGACCATCGAGATCAGCACCAACGACAAGGCCGGCCGCGACGACTACGCCGCGCTGCCTGCCTTCCGCGTGTGGGACGTCAACGCCACCATCGGCGACGACGGCGTGCCCCACGTCACCGCCATCGACGGCATCGACACCCGCTTCAAACGCGACGGCAGCAACGGCGACGTGTACGTCATGACATGCCCCGGATACTACAAGCTCGAAAGCACGAGCACCCACAACGAATTCCTGTACAGCGACACCCAGTACGACGGTTACGCGCCATTGCCCGGCGTGCTGCTGCCCGACGGCAGCAAACGGCCATGCCTGTTGTTCGCGAAATACGCCGCCTCCCTCGACTCCCAGCAACGCCCCCTGTCCGTCAGCGGCAAGGAGATCGACCGAGAATTCGGCTCCCAGAACCGAGCCATCGACTACGCGCTCAAGAAAGGCAAGGGCTACGCCGGCCGCTGCGCCGGCGACACCTTCTACGTCCAGCTCATGCTCATGCTCAAATACGCCACCAAAAACTCGGACGTGCTCGGCGGCTGCTGGCAGTACACGCCGCAGACCGCCGTCACCAATGCCGAAACCGGCGTCAAGCGCGTCATCATCGCCACCAGCGCCGCCAGCGGCTTCGACATCGGCAGCACCGTCAATGTCGGCACCGACAAGGAACGCAACAACGCCGGCAACTACAGCGCCGCCCGGGCGCGCACCATCCTGAGCAAGACCAACCTCGACGCCAACAACACCGCCCTCAACCTCGACGGAACCCCCATCACCACGACCACCGCATGCTTCGTCAGCAGCATGCCGTGGAAGACCGGGGCCACCGACAAACTGCTCGGCACCGACGGCCGCCCATCCGCCGCGTTCGCCGCAAACCACCAGCCCATCCGGCTGCAAGGCATCGAACTATTCAACGGCGTCTACGAGAGCGACGCCGACCTCATCGTCAACGCCGTCAAGGAAAGCGACGACAAGGGCCGACTCGACATCTACCGCGTGTTCGACATCACCAATGCAAGCAAGACCTCGACGACGAACTACACCAAAATCGGCGAATTCACACCACGCGATAAGACCACGGACAACTCATGGCGATACGCCGAGGACTTCACCCTGTCCAATGGCGTAATCATCCCCACGGGACTGGGCGCGACGAGCACCACCGGCATATGCGACGCCATCGGGGCCAACCCGCTCACATCCCAAGGCCTCCGTCAGGTGCTGCGCTTCGGCAACCTCAGGGATGGGGTGCTGTGCGGTGCCTTCGCCGCGATCCTCTGGTTCGGCCTCGCGGCCCGCTGGTGGAGCATCGGGGG